GATATAGTAGCTGAAGAATTACATCCAAATCAAAATGGACAAAAGTTAATTGCACAAATGTTTATAGATAGCTTGAATGGAGAAGAGTTAGAAATTTTATACGATGGCCGGATTCATGATGGTGGAGGATATGTCTATGACTGATTTAAAATGGAGTCAATACGACTTTACAAAAATACCATTTGATAATATAGTTAAAGTCGGCCAAAGAACTATGCTTCATCGTGACTTATTTACGGTGAGTTGGCTACTCGGTAGATTTTGTAATTATTCATGTTCATATTGTTGGCCGTATGCATCTAGCCGAGTGAAAGACCATAGACCTATTGATTTGATTCTTATGACAATTGATGAAATTAAACGTCAATCTCGTGATAATGGATATAATTCTTTTCATTTTAGCTTTAGTGGTGGTGAGCCTACATTCCATCCACAATACTTAGAAATTATGGAATATCTTGCAGACGATGTTCCTAATACTAATTATCATTCAGTTCACATGACTTCAAATATTTCACGTAAAATGAAATGGTTTGAAGAATATGCTAAAATTTGCGCTAAGTTTAATAGATCAAGTATTACCGCATCATGCCATAGAGAACATGTTGATACTGATGCTAAAGTTGCAGATTTTGCAGATAAGTTAGAATATTGCCAAAGCCAAGATATTCAAGTTACAATTAACCAAGTAATGCTACCTGATAAGTTCGAACAGTGCTGGGATGACGCATTATATTTTCATGAAAGGGGAATTAATGTCACTCTTAAGCCTCAGTCTGATCCTACTGCCAGCTTTATTGTTAATGGCTATACTGATGATATGCTTCAACGACTACATAATGGAATGCCTCAACGAGGATTTACCGATATCAAAAAACAAATATCGCGGCCGAAGCCAAAAGTGGAACTTGATCTCCGCTATGAAACGACTGGTGTTCCACAACATATGCAAGTTGAATTGGAGGATAGTAAAGGAGCCAAGTATTACATGGATCAAGCTGAAAGGTTCAATGCGTTTAACTTTAATAATTTTAGTGGTTGGAATTGCGAGTCAGGCTATCGTAGTATTATTATTCGTGAGCCTGATGGCAATATTAAACGAAGCTACTCCTGTGATGACGAACCTTTAGGAAATATTACAACAGGATTTAAATTATTTGATAAACCTATGCCATGTATCACAAAAAGTTGTGTTTCTTCTGCCGATTCGAAAATACCAAAAACTAAAATTGTATAAATAAAGGTAAGCAGGGTAGGAATACCGACAAAGAACTCAACCGGAGTAGTTCATGGCGCAATATGAAGAACTCACTATAGATCAAGGCAGTGATGTGGCTATTCAATTAGATTTAGTCGATCACACAGGGGCAGCCAAGTCTTTGCTAAACCATTCAGTGGCAGCAAAGATGAAAAAGAATTACAATTCTACTGACTCGGCCGATATACAGACATTCTCAACTATAGTTGCGTCGCCATCAACTGCGGGTATTTGTACCTTGACACTAACTAATTCTCAAACAGATGCGCTTAAGCCTGGGAAGTATGTATATGATGTAGAAATTTCTTTTGTAGATAGTGATAATCAAACTATTGTAGAAAGAATCCTTGAAGGCCGGATACAGGTTACGCCATCAGTTACTAAATAAGGGACTGACATGGCAGAAAAAAGGACTTATGTCAAACGTATAACCGTTGGACGCCCCGTTAAAAGTATTAACCAAGCTGCCTCTGGTGTTGTTGTCGGTACCGGACGACAATTTGGCGATATACTTGTTAATAAGACATCAACAAACTTATACGAACCGGGAGCTTTAATTGCCGGCCACGGTTTAGATAAATCTTTCGGCGATAGTTCTTCAAATAATATTGTATTGTCTCTTGACTCGTCTGAGTTAAAGCAGATTGTTGATTCCGATTATATCAAATTCATAACAGGTCAAAGTCTTACACGTAATTTTGTTGATTCAGCATATGTTGAAGCCAATTCGCTTGACTCTGAAAGAGGTTTAAATTTATTCCGATCAGATTTAAGTAATCTGACAACTTCTATTGTTCCAAATGTAGATAGTTCAATAGATCTCGGTTCTCCAACTAAAAAATTCCGTAGATTATATCTTTCAGGCAATACTATTGTCCTTGGTGATTTAACACTTGGTGCTGAAGATGGAACGCTTGCGGTTAGAGATTCTTCTGGAACTATAGCTCCATTAGATATGTCCGGAAATACTACGTCGGACCTCGCAGAAGGTACACGTCTCTATTATACAAGAAGTAGATTTGATTCTGCTCTTGGTGATGCAACTTCAACTCAAACTATTAGAAATTATTTCTCATTTTCAGATCAAGGTGGAGATGGAAGTTTCTCATATGATTCTTCAACTGGCGCATTTACATATATAGGTCCTAGTGCAGCGGAAGTTAGAGCACATATTAATGTAATTGATGCTGGCGGTGATGGTTCATTTACTTACGATTCAGCTTTAGGTAAATTAACTTATACTGGACCAAGTGCATCAGAAGTAAGGGCACATTTCCAAGCTATCGATACTGGTGGAGATGGTTCATTTACATATGATTCAGCCACTGGAAACTTTACCTATACTGGTCCATCTGCTAGTGAAGTCAGAGCTCATATTAATGTAGTCGATGCTGGAGGCGATGGATCGTTTACATATGACTCCTCACTTGGAAAACTAACATATACTGGACCGAGCGCAGCTGAAGTAAGAGCACACTTTTCTGCTGCTGGCGATTTAACATACAATTCTTCAACTGGTGAATTTAGTTTTGATGTTGAAAATGTATATACAGCGGCTAATTTTGATTCTGATTTAAGTGCAACAATAAGCGCGGCTGGCGGTCTTTCATATGACTCAGCTACTCATCAATTAACTATTGCAAATACTGGCGTTACCGCAGCAACATATGGTAGTACAACACAAATTCCAGTACTTACAATTAATACAAAAGGTCAAATAGATTCTGCCGGAACAGTTACAGTTGCTGGTGTTACAGGAACAACGTTTGATTCTGCGACCGGTAAAATAACTATCAATACTGCCGATGGTTCTTCATTTACAGCAACAGTTGGTGGATTCCAAAGATTACACATTGATTCAGCAAGTGCTACTAATATATCTGGTACTTCACTTAACTATGGTACTATAAATGCTACAACAGGTACAATAAGTCAACTTTCTACTGATTCTGCTCATATTGGTGTTATTGATAATAATACTCTAAGAACAAATTCTTTTGATGCTGATTCTGGTGTAGTTACTAATATTTCTGGTACAAACATTAATTATGGCGAAGGTCATATTGGTCAATTTACATCTGATTCAGCAGAAATTGGCGAATTAAGAATTTCTGGCAACTTAACAGTTACGGGTGACACAGTATCTGTTGGCGCTTCAACATTGGTTGTCGACGATCCACTTATTCACCTTGCTAATAATAACGAAGCAACAGATTTACTTGATATTGGTATTATAGGTCACTATTATCGTGACGCTCAAAGGAGACATACTGGTCTCTTTAGAGACGCCACAAACCAACAATATTATCTCTTCCATGAGATGATTGATTCTGCGTTTGATTCAACTCAACCTCCTTCAGTTATTGATAGAACAGCTACTGATTTTACAAAAGCTGATCTTAATGTCGCGGCTTTACTTGCCGATTCGGCTACATTAACTAATTTAACTGTTACTGGTATTAGTGATATATCAAGAGCAGCAACGGTTGATTCTGGTACTTACGGATCTGCAACATTAATTCCACAAATTACAGTTAATACTTCTGGATTTATTGATAGTATTGGAACCGTTGCGGTTGCTAGCATATCATCTACTACATGGGATTCTTCAACTGGTGAATACACTATTAGTACTGCGGATGGTGGATCATTTAAAACTGCAATTCGTGGTTTTAACGATAATATATCACTAGGATTTGGTAATGAAGACGATGCTACTATTACACGTAATCCTACTAATCTTGTAATTAAAGACTCAAACGGCGGGATTTATCTTGAAGCACAAGACATTTATCTGGCATCAAAAAATAACGGTAATCCAATTTGGTTACAAGTTGGAGCAGATGATGGTGTAAAACTAAACGATTCTACCGGTAATTTAATTCTAAAAACTAGAAAATATGGTGTAGAATTAAATGGTAGTATCACCGGTGATTCAGCCGATTTCGATATAATTCGAATTGGTGGTAAAGTTATTCAATCGCATATAGATTCTGCATATATCGAGCTAAATTCACTCGATTCTGAAAGAACTATCAATCTTATTCGAAACAATGCACTATTTGTAGACTCAGCTTATATCGAGCTAAACTCACTTGATTCTGAAAGAACAATAGCGCTTATAGATTCATCATATGTTAATGCCCGAGTCCAAGATCTTACTGGTGATGAATTTACATTTACTTTAGTTGATAGTGGCGCAATTGCAGGACCAAGAATAGTACTTGATAGAAATAGTTCATCTCCTGCAGATTCAGATGCATTAGCAGATATCGAGTTTAGAGGTAGAAATAGTGCAGATTCTAGTATCCAATATGGTAAAATAGCAACATTTATTAATAACGCGACTGCAAATGCTGAAGTTGGTGAAATGCAATTTATCATTAAGCAATCTGGATTCGAACGCGTTAAAATGAAATTGAATTCTCAAGGTATAGTCCTTGATAATAGTGAGTCAATAGTGTTTTCTGATGATTCAAACAGTCAACTATTATCACCAGGAAATTATACCGCTGATCATACTTTAACATTACCAGATTCAAGTGGTATAATTTTAACACGTAGCTTTGTAACTACAATTATTGATTCATCTTACGTTGGAGCAAGATCATCAGCAACTGGATTTTCTCTTGGATTTGATGATAGCGCAGGAGTAGAACAGGTGTCATTAACAATTACACAAGCACCAACAATTGTAACTGGATCACCAATTGGATTTGGTAATACAGTGACATTATTAGATAAAGATAGCGCAGAAGTGGTTGTCTCTCTATAACGTATAAATAACAAAAAAGGAAACTAAAGGAATTAAAAAATGGCAGATAGAATTCCACTAGTCATATCGGGATCATCGATTCGAGAGATCCCGTCAGCTGACAGACTTGACGTCCAAGGGGCATTAGAAGTTAATGGACATATAACACCCGGCACTGATTCGGCATACGATATTGGTACATCGTCTTTAAAATTTAGAGATATTTACCTATCATCGGGTACCGTACATTTAGGTGGCGTAAAGCTTCGAGCTGATGGTAATAAATTATCGATTCAAGATAGTACTGGAGCCGACGCTGGTATTACAGCAGGTACTCTAGGTAATTTGAGCTCAGATGATTTAACCGAAGGTTCAACAAATCTTTTTACTACCGCAGCAAGAACGCGAAGCCACATTAATATAGTTGATGCAGGCGGTGATGGTTCGTTTGCTTATGATTCTGCCCTTGGTAAATTAACTTATACTGGTCCTTCAGCTTCTGAAGTAAGAGCTCACATCAACGTAGTTGATGCTGGAGGAGACGGCTCTTTTGCATACGATTCAGCACTAGGAAAACTCACGTATACCGGACCTTCTGCCTCCGAAGTACGTGCACATTTTAGTGGTTCTAGTGGTGTATCATACAATAGTGGAACTGGAGCAATAACAATTGGTCAGGCTGTTGGAACAACAGACTCGGTAACTTTTGGTGGATTATACGCTTCAGGTAACGCAATAATTGGTGGTAATCTTACAGTTAATGGAACTACTACAACTGTTAATTCAACAAATAGTTTAGTTGCTGATCCTTTAATAGAATTAAATACTGGTGCAACTTCAAATGCTAACGACCTAGGTTTCATTATGGAGCGTGGTTCAACTGGTAACAATGCTGCAATTATATGGGACGAGTCAGAAGATAAATTTAAAGTTGGTACAACTACGAATACTGGTGCAGATACTGGAAATCTTACAGTTACAACTGGTACGCTAATTGCAAATATCGAAGGTAATGTGACTGGTAACGTAACAGGTAACGTAACTGGTACATCTGGATCAACAACTGGTAATGCGGCAACTGCTACCGCTTTACAGACTGCAAGAACTATTGGTGGTGTATCATTTGATGGTACTGGAAATATTAACCTTCCAGGCGTTAATACAGCTGGTAACCAAAACACTTCTGGTAATGCCGCAACTGCAACTGCATTGGCAACTGGTAGAACAATTTCTCTTACTGGAGATGTAACTGGAACATCTGGATCCTTTGATGGTTCAGGTAACTTAAGCTTTTCTACTGCATTAGCAGCAAATACAGTGTCTTCGACTGAATTAGTAAGTGCAAGTACGCTATTACTTAAAAACACAGCTGGAACAACACTAAAAACTATTATCGGAGCAGGTAGTTAATGGCTAATCCTAATTCAAGAGATACTCTTATTGATTACTGTAAGCGACGACTTGGCGAACCTGTTATTGAGGTAAACGTCGATGAAGATCAACTTGAAGACAGAGTTGATGAAGCGATACAGTATTATCAAGAATTTCATTCTGATGCTACTTATCGTGCATACGTGTCTCATGAATTAACGGCTGATGATATTACAAATAAATATATTACAACCTCTTCTGATGTTCATCATGTGACAAAAGTATTCCCTGTTATATCGAGTGCAAGTGCTTCAAAGAATTTATTTAATCTTCGCTATCAAATGCACTTGTCCGAATTAACTGATATGTCTCAGTTTGCTGGTGATATTGCATATTATGAACAAATTCAACAATATTTGTCTTTACTTGATATGACATTGAATGGTACGACAATGACAGATTTTGCCCGTAGACAAAATAGAATTTATTTATTTGGACATATTGAAGACTTAGATATTGTTGAAGGCGATTACATAGTTTATGAAGTATATAATACGATTGCACCAAATACTCATACTTCGATCTATAATGATATGTGGTTGAAAGAATATACAACTGCACTAATTAAACAACAATGGGGAATGAATTTAATGAAATTTGAGGGCATGCAGCTGCCCGGTGGAGTAATACTTAATGGTAGACAATTATTTGATGATGCTCAAGGTGAAATTGAAGATCTTAGAGAAAGGATTAGACTCGAGCACGAATTACCAGCAGACTTTTTTATAGGATGACGGTATGGCCCGAAACTATTATATAAGGGATAATGTAAGATCTGAACAGAATCTCTACGAAGATATCGTAATTGAATCTCTCAAAATTTACGGACAAGATGTATATTATCTTCCGCGTGATACCGTGTATGAAGACAGAGTTTTTGGTGATGAAATTCCTGCACGATATAATTCAAGCTATAAAATAGAAATGTATATCGACAACATCGAAGGTTTCGATGGTGAGGGTGACTTATTTACTCGATTTGGTGTAGAAATTAGAGACGAATGTACATTTGTTGTATCAAGGCGTAGATGGAATCAAACTATTGGTGGTGATAATGATATTAATAGTGAAAGACCACGCGAAGGTGATTTAATATATCTACCGCTTTCAAAATCTATGTTTCAAATAACAGCTGTGGAGCACGAACAGCCATTTTATCAATTATCAAATCTTCCTGTATTTAAATGCCGTGCACAATTATTCGATTATAATAGTGAAGACTTTGATACTGGTGTTGAAGAAATTCAAGATATTGAAACAGATCATGGATATACATATCTGTTAAAGATTTTAGGCGCAGATATAAATAATAGAAAACCTATATATCCAGGCACAATAATAACTCAGAATCAAAGCGGTGTATTAGTAACAGCTGAGGTTGCTAAATACTCAGATTCAGATGGAACAATACACGCAGTAAATCTATCTTCATCTGATGCAACATATAAACAATTTCAAGCAGATAGCTCGATTACAGTTGACTCAGCTAGTAATATACACACAATTCAAACAGTTTCTGAATTAAATAAAATTTCAGAAAATGAGCAAAACACAGATTTTGGAACATTTGGTGATGATTTCTTAGATTTTAGTGAATCAAATCCATTTGGCGATCCATCGGGGAATGACTAATGAGCGACGATTTTTTTGATTTTGGCTTTACAGCCGTCGACGAAAATGAATTAGAAGCAGTTCAAAAGATTGCTTCAAAAGCAGAAACTCTTGGTGCTTCTGCAATGAATACTCAAGAAAAGATAGATAAATTATACAATGCTATTGTACCATTGTTAAATAACTTAAAGAAAAACCCAGAAAAGGAATATATTCTCTGGCCAGATCGATTGAATAAAGTAGAACAATTCGAAACGCATCTACAGAAAATATATAATAGCTAATGTTTGGTGGACATTTTTATCACGAAAAGACTAGAAAAGCAGTTGCTATATTTGGTAAACTGTTTAATAATCTATATGTAATTCGTAAAAACCAAACTAGCGGTGCATCTACTTCTCAAGTAAAGGTTCCATTAGCATATGCACCAAAAGCAAAATATCTAGATCGTATTCGTGAAAATCCAAGTTTACAGGACAATACAAAAGTTGCGATTAAACTTCCACGTATGTCTTTTGAAATTACTTCATTAACATATGAT